CGGGGGCATCCTATATAGACCAACGTGTGGGGGCGAATGCCACATCCTGTGAAGAAAAAGTATTGATTCTCGCAAGTGATAAATGCTCAGAAAGCAAAGAGTAAATGTGCTTTTTTTTCTATTAAACACCTAAATGTAAAATTGATTTTTGTAGATGGCTCTAGGGATGCTATAGACATGTCATTTCCTTCTGAAAGTTCAAATCAACAAACTATCAAGGCGCGAGGCACCATTCAGAATATGTTAAATCAATCATTTTCAGAGAGAGCTTGTATTTCTGAAAATATTGATGATTCTCTTGGAGCACATGCTACGAATATCATACTTTATCTTGACTCTGAAACAAATACGATGGTACATAGTGACAATGGAGTTGGAATGACTAAGGATGGTTGTTTTGAAGCTCACTGCCTGAATACTCGCAAGGACAAGTCAAAAGAGAAACAAGGACGCTTTGGTATTGGTCGTAAACAAGCCCAGGCTGTTCTAACCAATCTTGAGGCCACAAGTAAGACTCTTACGAAAAGCAAGAACAATCTACCCAATGAGGAAAATGGTGAGGGAGTAATTGAACTAGATATCAACTGGAAAGAGTGTATCGAGAAGGATATGTATCAACTGAATCCTCATGATATCACTGCAAAGAGCCTATCTCATTGGGCCAAGTATGCAGTAGACCCAAAGAAGACTGGAACAGTTACTCTGATTCCTTGCTCAAAGAAGATATTTGAGAGTATTCGGAACAAGGTTGTTTCCAAAATCATTCAGGAGAGTCTCATCTTTCATCTTGGACGCACCTATTACAAATATCTTGAAAAGGGAGTTTCTCTCAAAGTCTATCTTGACGGAACAGTTTATCCCATTGTGCCTATAAATCCTACGCTCCCTAGTTACAAAGAAAAGGATACTCGTGCTATTCATCGCCTTGTTGTCTTTACCAATGATAAGGACCAGATTCGTGTCTATTACAAGGACGAACATGGACAAGACGCATATCGTGATTTCTCCAGCAGCACGACTGGAAAGCTAGTCGTAGGAGTTGTTCCGAAGGATTGGAAGTTACTCGGTCGCTTTGACTTGACGTGTATTTATATTCAAGAAAAACTCTTGACTACCTCCTACGCCCTTGATAAAAATAGATACAACATTCCAGCAGCGGAGGGTGAAGGAAAGTCAGGCGTTCAAGATCTCAGAGCATATCTCTGGGGACGCTATTATTCACGAAATGGCAAAGTCATTACTCAATCAAAAATTGGAAAGCACACGTCAGGTGACACGGGCCTTTATAAATACTACGAGGAACTCATCCAGATCATTGAGTTTGATAGTGATCTAGATGATTTCTTTGATGTCCAGTTAAACAAGAGTAAGATTGATGAATCGTGTATCGGACAGGAAATCATGCTGACGATTAAGCACCTGACGAAGGAGTTCTCCAAGCAGATGATTCGGAACTTCTACGTGCCCAAAACAAACAATGGTACTGCTCCTGTTCCTGCCGTCAATACGCTGGACACAATCATTCAGATTCAAGCCAAACCTAAGACTGAAATGCTAGTGCCGACTCTTGTAGCCCCAGTGCCGACTCTTATAGCCCCAGTGCCGACTCTTGTGGTAGCATCCAAAGCTCCTGGTCCTGCTCCAGCTCCTGCTCCTGCTCCTGCTCCTGCTCCAGCTCCTGCTCCTGCTCCTGCTCCTGCTCCTGCTCCTGCTCCTGCTCCTGCTCCTGCTGTTGCTCCAGTTACAACGCAAGTTGTTGTTGGAGAGCATACACGCGAACAGTCAAAATCAGCAAAGGATATTCTTGGTCTAGTAATGAGTCTATCAGAGCGTGTTATGAACTCTCCTAATATTGAACAAATTCATAAGAATGCCAGTATAAATGCTCAGAAAGGGTATACCAAACTATGGACTACCCTTCACGAGGTTGAGAATATGCTTCAAGATTTGGGTGTTGAAATGGAAGAAGCTTAGAACTGGAACAACAAGCCTGCTCTTCCACCATAGATACGGAGGATATTGTAAGTTTCTGCGTAGCAATAAACAATATACCGTGGAACATTATTCGGATCAATAGAGCCTAGATTCGGCTTGAATTGAAGACGAAGTTCTACTTTTTCGACTTTGTCTAAATTGGCTTCTCCAGTTGGAACGGAGGTTGGCATGATGCCATGGTCCATTCCAAACGGTAAGTTATAATAATATCCGTTGACCCAAGGAGATTTTTTCTGGACAATGGAAGGAATCAAGCTCCGAAAGATTTGAGGAGCCATATTGCTGTAGCGATACAGCTTGTTTTCATAGACGAGGCTCACCATTTCCAAGGGTTCGGATTGACGGGTGGAAAACGCAGGAACTAAGCTGCCCAAATTGACAGCATTCAGACCACTGGCATCGGGCCACCAAGGAGCATTTCGAACTCCATAGCCACTGAGGTCACGTGAAGACAAGAACGGTGCGTTATAGGCTGGAGCTTCATATCGCTGTGCGTAGAAAAAGAGGTCTCGGGTCGGATTGGGCACACGAAGAGGAATTGTAAGTTTGGGAAGTCCATTCGTATCTGTGGGCTCAAAGAGATAATGTTGCGGAATGGGATACTGGATATCGGAAATGCGGAATTTGTTGGCTTCAGGTTTGTCTAAATAGACATATTCTGCCAAGACATAGGTATCACCAAGTGTATAGGTATTTGCCATGCGGATAGTTGGGATTATGCTTACATTGGTGGATACAGCTGAATTTCCTGTTAAGCCAAAGACAGGAGTTGTTCCACCGGTCTGATAGAAAGGAGAGTTCAACAACGGAAAATAGGCTTCACCACCGACAGGATTGGCAATTCCTGAAATATCAACTTGCGCAGAACTCACATAGAGAGAGTTAAAAGGGGCAAATGTAATGTTCAGACGAACTTGGTCATTGTTAATGGCGTCAATTGGAAGAGCAACACCTGGATCGCCTCTCGAAAACCAAAAAGGAAGAGGAGTCACTGCGACAGTGGGTCTCTCTGTCCAGCCAATACTTTGCGCATTAAATCCGTTTTGAAGACGTGGTAAAACAGAATTCATCAAGGTTGTCTTTTCCAAGGGTGTGTTAAACTCATCCAACACTTCTAAGAGTCTGCCATTCAGTTGCTCTACGCGCGCACCACCAATATCCATCGTGGCATTTTGAATAAGAGCATGTCCAAGACTGTTTGTCCAGCCAAAGGTGGGTCCCGCAAAGGTGGTTGTTGTCGCAGCTCTTGCCAAAAGCTGCGGAGCTACAATGTCAGGCATCGTCGATATCAAATATAACCTCGTAATCAAATGTCCTTGTCGGGGCAGAGTAATAGAGGCTTGTGTAGCAAAATTGGGTCGTGTATCAAAATCAAGACGAACCCATGCTGTCGTAAAGCGACCTGCTTTGACAAAGACCTTCTGAAAAAAAGAGATTTGGGGTTTTCCTTTGGTCGGTAGCAGCCGTTCGTCTTGGAGACCTGTGTGAATAATCTGGAGGAGTGAGACCACCATTCTATCGGGTATCCCGAAAGTCCTTTACATATCCCACATGTCTTGGATAAACAGGGGATTGACAAAGTTTCGCAGCTTTTTGTGGTTCTTTACAATGGGAAGCAGAGCAAAGGATGAAATTTCGGCAGTTAGGTCATACCTACGCATCTGGATCACTTCCAAAAGATTCTTGGGAAGCGTCGGATACAAAGAAGAGCGGAGTCCTGCCTTTTTACAGAGCTTCAGGAACTGCTGAAGGTCTCTAAAATCAAAGGTAACGAGAACATAGCCCTTCTTCATTTGAATCTTCTTGGGTCTCATTTGGCGAACAAGTCTGTCCACGAGTCCAATCGGTATGGTTGTGTTGGTCACATGGAAGAATTCTTCAATGGTCTCCCTATAGGCTGTTTGAAGATAGGACTCCTCACCTTCCTTGTGACCGCCGATACCACTGATTCCAGGCTTCTTTTTATGAGGCTGATAGCCTCCGAGCACATGTTTGCCATCGGTAAAGACGCATCCAGCGCCCATATGAGCAGGATAGGCGGGGATTGCGACAGGAGGGGTCAGAGGAGGTATCCTCATGAACCAACGTCGTAAGAAAGACATTGTAATGGTTTGCGTAATAACGAGCCCTTATTATATTCAATTTTACCCTTAATCGGTTCCAAAAAACGATACGGTTTTCTGGAACTATGTTTAAGCAAACCAGAGGTTTGCTTAATCGGTAAACATGCGATTGCAAATACCATTCTGGAATCGTAACCAATTGAGGCCTACACAGAAGACTTTCACGTCCCACGCAGCAGCAGTTCCATCGGGATTCTGAGGAGCTCGCACATCTAAGGTCAATCGTAGATTCTGAAGACGAGACGCGTTGACAGTGCCCGTAGGTTGGTGAATATCTCCAGGCCACTTTGCAAACGGGTATCCATACAAGTATTGATTGTAAGCAATAATGCCCCCGCGATGGTGTCTCGCAATCAGTTGTCGGAAAAACTGTTCTTCTGCTTCTACCACTGTAATCCCGTTGGCTTGTAAAATTCCATAGCTCATCATACTCTGCCTAGGATTGTATGTCTCATTGTAGTCTTTGTTCAAGACACTCGACCAATTTGTCCATTCATTATTATTGAGAACATCTTTGCGTCTTATAAACCAGAGAATCTCCTCAAGAGGATGATTGGCTTCCAAGGGAAGCTGAATCCGAATCAGATTGTCTTGGTTTTGTTTTGCGATCACATACTTGAGAGGTTCTTCAAAGTAAAAGGTTTGAATATGTCTGTGCATAATTTCAAACGGTTCGCGGATCATCTTTGTGCGCACGGATCCATCTAACATCGCTCCCCATGTGACTAGGCGGACGTTTTGAAGCATCGGCTCTGCGTCCATTGTTTGTGTAGGCAGCACTTCTCTGAAAGGAAGTGTTTTGTTCAAGAGATTGATAGTTGTATTGATAGGTGTAGCATCACACGAATCGCGATACCCTCTTGCTTGTCTAAGCACTTCTGTAAAAGGCCTGAGGGTAATGTGAATTCGCACAGTTCCTTCTTTACAGGCAACTAAAGGAAGTCCCTCCTTCATGCGTGTGCGTTGAAAGAACAACGGAAGAACACATTGGAGAAATCCAGTTTCTGTGGGGAACACACGATATTGGGGCCACGTGAGAATCTGTTGGAGATTCGCAACTCCTAAATGGTCAGCACCCGGACCCACTTGTGTATTCAAGTCAGGATACAAGACACTAAACGCAGTGGATAAATCCCCATCTACCATTTCAATGGTGGTTCCATCAATTTCTAACTCCACTTTTTGAAGCAAGATTTGTCCCATAGCATTGGCATAAAACCAAGCTTCGCTAGGCGTCTCATATTGATATTTCTGACTTTGAAGATTTAAGACAGTGGTCAAATCAAACCAGCTTGACAATTGAAGTTGAAGACCTCCTCCTAAGAGCAAATCCCCACACGTCTGGGAATTAATATCAAAAGAGAACCGTTGTCCAAATCCAGCAGGACCTCTGTATTGAATATCTTGAAGGACAGGGACAAAGGGTGTAAAGCGGCGTTCGGGGTTCCGTGTGAACCAACTTACATTGGATTTGAGAGGGAAATATGAATTGTCTTGTGCGTCTCTGTCTGTTAAATCCAGAAGCGTTGTAATATCTCCTGCGGGTCTTTGAAAGGAGCTTGCCATCTGTTTAGGAGTAGCTAATGTCTTAGCATAAAGTTTGTTTAGAAGGGTCTCTACGGAAAGAAAATCTTTGCCTTACATAAATGGAAAGCGAATCTAATAGTTGTAAAAAAGAAATCAATGAAGTTCTTGAAAAACGAAGACAGCGGAGAGACGAAATTCTCTCCAAGTATGAAGAGTTATATTCAAAACTTGATACGCTCTGGCAGGTTTTAAAAAATAGTGAAGACCTCCAGTATAGAAATACACTCAATCTTAAAAAATATGATGAGGAAATGCAGGAGTTAGCACGTGAAGTAGATAGGCTTCGCGAATTCTATATAGATGAATATACAATTAGCGAAGTAATGAAGAGAGTTGAAGATACCCTCGCAGAAAATGTCATGCGGCTACGAAAACTCTATGGGAAAAATATGGCTGCCAAAAACTGGGTGACACAGTCTAGACCAAGGAGCCGTTCCTTTCCATCTGCTTTTAAAAACCTCTTTACACGGAAACGGGGTGGAAAGAAAACACGCAAGCATTAATTGCCAAACCATAAGGTTGCTCTATAATTTTCAGTCACCATACACGCCCAGCTCTCCACAATACTGTGAAGAACTGAGTTTTTGCTTCCTACAACAATGTCATTTAAATCAATGTAGAGTGTTGGTCTGTCTGCGGTTGTAAAGTTTACAGAGCCTTCAGGTTGTCTGGCAAAGGGTTGTCGTCTGCTCCGAACGTCACCCACTGTCCAATTCATAATGGCAAAAGGTAATCCAGAATCTCGTTCTTCTTTGGCTAAAGCAACAAGGTAGCGCCAGACAAGAGGCTGGAACAAGGTTTCTCTGTCTTTTCCTGCGATGACTAACTTCATATTGTTATAGAATTGGCCTCCTGAGATATCATTGTTGATATTCCATAACTGATTCGCTTGAATGGCAGTCTTTGAGCGGAAGAAGTTGACAATGCGAGCCGCAGGATGAGTTCCTTCTAAGCGTCGGGTTATCGCTGCGACAGCACCTCTTTCAATGGGATTATAATCATATTGGTTCTGAGTAAAGATATTCTCGTAGACGCGCTCAAAGGGAATTTCGTTTCTCACGGTTTGGAGACTGAGACGTGTTTCCGCATCTGTATAAATATGTCTTGTCTCAAGTAAAATTGACGGTTGCTGAATCTCTTGGATAGGTAACGTAGAAAATGTACTCACTGGTCCAGAAGCGCTTGATTTCAGCAACCAACCCGAGGCACCCCATGGCGTTGGTTTCGCCCTTCCATCTGAAGCCTCAACCAGGTCTTCTAGCTTTCGCAAAAAACAACGAATCCGGTATTGTTGTTGGGGTATACAGCAAGAAGGAAATCCCCCGTCATCAAGACTTTGACATCCAAATAACGGTAAGGGGAGGCGAAGTCGTCCAGGTGTCGCATTCCGCCCAAGTAAAAGTGGAGACCCCGAATGAAGACCTACCAGACGATTATCTAGAAATGCTGAATTCAGTGTTCCCCTACTCCGAGATGTTGCCCAAAGCGCGTCCCCACTAAATTCCTGGAGGAGGATGTTGTCTTGAAGGAGTTGAATCTTTTCAAACAAGAAGAATCCAATTCCATTTGTGTAACCATAGGAAACACCAGAGGCATCTGTAATGACGGAAGTAGGATTGAGAACAGCTTGCGGAGGAGGAAGCCATGACGGTAGGTCTATCAAAAGAGTTGGCTCTACAAAAAAATCTCCAGCGATTTCCACTTGGAATTCAAAACTGCGACCAAATCCTGGTTGATTCAACGGAGGTAAGCGGCGAAGCTCAGAAATCTGAGGGGGTGTCGGATTGTAGCGATTGTCAAACAAATTTTTACTTTTCTTATCGTCTTCAATGAAATAGACATCTTTATTTCCTCTCGCGACCAACTCGTAGAGAGCTCCTTCAATACTATAAGAAGTCGAGGACATTCCTTCTTCTTCTTAGAGTCTATGTATTCCCTTAAGGCACAGCCATTAATTCTTCTTCTGTGCTAGCCCTTTCTCTGCGAACACAGCAATCATACCACTTTTGCCGACACTTTTGTCTATCTCTCTTACAATCCGCACAGTTCCGTTTACAATCGCGTTTGGGTCGGCAAGAACAGGGAAAGAGCGCTGTGAGAAGAACACTCGAGCCACATGTCAAAAGACCAAATCCTAACACAATTGCTAAGGCACCGTCTGTTGTATCCCCGTAGTCCATCTTAGAATAGAGTTCGTATGATTTTTTTAAGCACAAAAATTGATTTTCACAACCACCTCAATCCATGTATAGCGATGCCCCATTTCCTTCGAGTAAAAAATAGTGCTCTTCATGTGCCCAGTATTTCCAATGTCATTATGTATACAGGTTGTCTAGGAGGTGGGTTTCTCCGCATTTATTATCACAACTCTACAAAATCCACATCTCTTTCCTATTCTGACAAGGAGGCCTGGTGGACTGATTACAAGCGCATCAAAGAGGCGATGGCTGAAGTGGATAAGCTTCTGAATACGCTTCCTCTCACCGATTCCTCTCCTCCAACTCATGTGGTGAAAGATTCAACACAGGAGATTGTTGTGGAAACCGAAAAAACATCTTAGGTAAGTTCTTTGAGATAGTTGTTGTAGACTTTCATCGCTTCTTCCATCTGTTTTGTTCTGTATTTATGATGTTTTGCTCGATAGAACATCGTAGTCGCAACTTGTCTCTGGTAAGCCCGAGGTTTACCACGTAACCTCTTGAGCGTCTGTTGAGCTCTTTCTTTTGTTCCATATTGCGCTTTGACTTTCGAAGGACCTTTTGGATTGTCATTGTAGAGTTGAGTTCCTTTTTGTTTCCGTGTTTTCATTTACTAAGAGGACAGAAAGAGCGGGCAGGTGTTTCCAATGGGATAGGAAGACGAGACTAGAAGAACGAGGAAGCCAATGAGAGGCGAGAATGCTATGAGGAAGATCGGCAGCATAAGACAGGGAGTAAGCTCAGGTTGCTTCTGCTTTCTATAAACGAGAGGACCGTAGTAGACCTCCTTCATCATCTGGTAAGCCTCCTCAGCCTTCTCCTTGCTCTCAAAGAAGATACACATACTCGGAACCATTTCATTCTGCTTGAACGTGTTGATGTAGAGCCGCCGACCCTTCACCTGAAACGTCTGAATCAGATTGACATCAATTAGACGATGCCGATGCGCCACATAGCCCTTCGTGATTTCAAGCTCGTTCTCCCAGATATCATGAACAATGGACATTCTTAGAGTCAAACGGGTGGTATGCCAAAAAAAGGGTTGGATTTCCGTTCAATTTTTTACCACCTAGGCCGTTCCATTTATCGTTTCACACGCAAGAAAGACATTTGCCAAGAATCGCGCTAACATATCATTGTCATCGGCTAAGAGGCGAATGGCTCGGGCCATTGTAGAGGCTTTCTGGCCCGATGACTTCATCAAGATGGCTTTCATATAGCCTAGAATACACATCTTCATGGTGACGACTTCATCCTTGGTCAAATCTTTCAGCATTTTACTTGACTCTTTCCAGTCCCCCTTGGACACCGCTTTACAGATGGCCAGAGTATCAAACTTGCCAATCGTGAAATTCGTCACAGACTCTGTAGCTGGAATTCCACTGAAGAACTTCTCAGCGGCCTGTAAGACAAGACCAGGACTCGTCACTGAATTCACATAGAGCGCATCATAGAGAGGCTTGATATCATCCACAAAGGCAGCCTCCTCTGCGGCCTTTTCTAGCAACGCATAGGTCTCATCTGTGGTCAGGCCTTTGGGTGACACCATATAGGCTCGCCGCTGTAATGCGGGGATAATCTTGGTCAAATTGGAGGTACAGAAGATATAATACACATGCTTTGCAACGTCTTCTGTTTCAGTCAGCAATGCGTTTTGTGCTGCGGCAGTCAGTTGATGGGCCTCATCCAGAATCACTACCTTACACTTGGACGGTGCGATAGGCATGTAGCGCATACTCTCAATCAGAGAACGAATGTCATCAATGCCATTCTGATTGGCCGCATTCATTTCCTTGATATCATACTTCTTGTATTTCTCCCACATCTCTCCAGGAATCTCAAACGCATTCTCTTGTTTGGGGCCCATTTGAAGTGTCAATGCAAGAATGCGTGCGAAGGTCGTCTTACCTGCTCCAATCGGACCATGAACAATATAGAAGTGGGGGATACGTCCTACCTGAAACTGGTATTCCAGAGCCTTCACCAACTCGTCTTGTCCCACACACTCCTGAAGGCTCTTGGGCCGCATAGATAAACTTAGAACTCGTTCAGATGCCATTATGTAGTTTGCTTCTAGACACTGCGGTTTGTTGGTCAAATTTACTAGAAACCGCAATAAATTTGAACAGGATGAAGAGCAAAGCAAGCACCATGAATGATTCTGATGTGTGGGATGAGTCCCGTATGGACCAACCC